GTAACCAACGAAGTGCTTCCAACCAACTGGACGGAAACGCTGCAAGAGGTCTGTAACTGTTCCGTACACGATTGTTGGCTGTGCGCCATACTCGCCACCCATAGATACAGCCTTGGCAAGAGCCTGCTGTCCCATGATGAGGGTTCCGTATGAGTCACCTGTACCAGCGGCACCTGCACCGTTGAAAGCGTTTGCAAAGATTGGAGCACGAGCGGACTCCATGAAGCGAACGCCTTCAAACATACCAATTTCACCGTTGTAAAGAGGCATTGCGTTGGTGTACTTGTATGAGTCACGCCAACCTGATGCGTCTGTAATACCACGAAGGTCGTACGAAACATCTGGGTGGATGAAACCGACATAGTTGCCACCAATTGTTGGAACATTCGCTCCACGCAATTGAGCCACTGCACGACGGACATCTTTAGCGGTGATGGTGTCATCAACATCCATGTCAACACGAGCCGTAGCGGTATCTGTACCACCCGTTGCGTAAATAACATTTGTTCCAGCCTGGACAGCGTTACGAGCGATGGTGTCAATTGACAAACCAGCGTTGTAACCAACAGCGTTAGCGGCTACTGGGTCCACAGGGAGGAAAGATGAAGCACGCAACTTAGCGGTTGTTACCGTTGCGTTACCATATTCTTCAAGGGTCACAGTAACTTGTGCGTCGCTCATTGCGACTGGAGTTACATCTTCTGCTTCACCAAGAGCAGTGGTTGCTGCTGCAAGGTCTGCGAAGACTGTGAACTTAACGGATGCACCTGGGTTAGTTGCGTTTGTTGCTTGAACATCTGCGAACTGGTCAAAGTACATTTCTGGACGAAGGGCAAAATATGCCAACTTCTCAAAGGCAACCTGGTCAACATTGAGGTTGGAGGTGCCTGTTTCTGCTGCGTAATAATCAGCCATTTGGGGTTTTCCTTAAATTTTAGAGGGGGGTTTGGTTAACCAAGGTTGACACCTTGGGCTTGTGCCTCTGCAAAAATGTTAGAAATTTCTTCTGCTGACGATGCGTCCCTGATTCGCTTAACCCAAGATGGTCCTTCAGATGCAGTCTCGGCTCCAGCGGCAATCCTATTGGACTGCTGCCATGCTGCCTTGTCTGGGTCTACCTGGACAGGTTGGGGTGTAATCAGTTGTGCTTCTTCTGCGGCTGCCCTGATTGCTTCTGGGGTTAAGTCACCGTCGTATCCTTTAACGAAATACTTGGCTTGTGGTGAAGCGGGGTCTATCCCTGCTTTTGCAAAAGCCAACTCTCGTTGGGTTACTGCGAACTCTGCAACTTGTTTGCGTAGTTCTTTGGCTTCCTTTTCCAGTTGCTTCATCCTTGCACGAACTGGGTTCGTTTCAGATGCTGGCTGGTCGTAGTCGTCTTCGTTGAAATCTTCTTCAAAGTTTGACATATGGCACTCTCCTTAAGTCCACATCACAACGGAGGGCTGTGATGGCTACATATTTACACCCCATGTGACGCTACGGTATCGGGGGATGTCCCGTAGGTTTCAGCCATCGGCTTACGGAGCAAACCATATCACATCATTGTCCTACTGTGCGTAAACCTGTGATTCCTTCTTTTGCTTCTGTTAACCCGCCACCTTCAGCGAAGGCTGCTTTTCGTTTTGCTTGGCGTTGTGCGATGCGTTGTGCTGCTGCAGCGTTGGTTCCAAATGTTCCAGCAATTTGTTCTTCTTGGGTGATGGCAGTTTCACCTGCAGTCATAGCGTTAAACAGTTCTTGTGTTGCTGCCAACTGTTGGAACCCTTGTTGTGCCGTTGACTGACCAATGCCACGAGCAACCAGTTCTTCTGACTGAGCAGCATTGATTTGAAGTCCTTGTTCACGGGCAGCGTTGGCTCGTCTTGCAGCCTCAGCCTTCTTAATAGCCTCGGATTGTTTGAACCTAGTGGGGTCAATAAGGAACGCTGCAATTTCTTTATCTTCAAGACCATACAGACGCTTCAATTCGTCCTTAACTCCTGGCTCGGTGTCGTACACTGCTTTATACCCTTGCTGGATACGAGCATCTAGTTCGTCTGCACGGACATCGTTACCAATGAATGATGCAAAGTCTTCTTGCTTATCGTAAAACCCTTTAGGCATACCGTTGGTGCGAAGGGTCTGGTCAAACTCTTTTTCAATAGCAAGATAATCTTGTTCGCTAATGGGTTTGTAGCCATTCTTCTCTCGCAATGCCATACCCGCAAACCGCTTCTTATACAACTCAGTGGTGTTGATGGCACGGAACATACGCTCCTGACCATACTGACCACTAAAAATAGTTGGGTCATCCTGCAAAGCAGCGTCAAGGTTGGTAATCAAAGAATCCAACCCAAACTGCCGAAGGAAATCAATTGCATCATCTCTTGCTGCCATTACGCCGTCTTTCCAAATCCACGAGCCAACGATATGGCTAAGTCACCATACGCCGTTTTTGCTTCATCTGTATTCTGCCACTCAGGGAGAGTGCGAAGATATTTATTCCATTCCCACAAATCCATCTGGCGATACTCACCAGTCTTTGCATCCTGGAAATTCAAAGCCTTATTCCATTTGTCCTGTGTCCAGTCAATCTGGCTTGTGTCAACAGACTTACCAAGGATTGACTTTGCTTGTTGTGTATAGGCATACATAGCGGTCTCAACATCTTCACCTTTGTCAAGGGCTGGCTGCAAAGAACGAAACTGTGTACGGGCAGAGCCACGCATTGTTTCCTCAAACTGAACCTCACTCTTTTGACCAGTAAGAATTTGCTGTGTCCAACTACCAATCATTTCTTCAGATGGCTTTTGATAATACGCTGCTGCTTTAGAACGAAGGTTGCGGGAAACAGACGACTGTCTTAAGTCAGCCATTCCTTGTGCCCCACCAAGTTGGGCACTTGCTACTCGCTCGGAACCTAAAGCGTTTAATTTCTGCTGGTCTGACCAACCAAATTTGATTGAGTCAGTAGCAAGTTTACGCAAAGTCTCATCGTTAAGAGTAAAACCCAGGTTGGTTGCATTAACTCTTAATTCTTCAATAGAAGAAACAACTTTTGCTTCTGCCGTGGCAGGGTCGGTTGATGTTTGGACAGCCCATTCTCGTGCAGATTTTTGGGTGGTGCGGTACCAAGATGTGTTTTGAAGTTTTGCATTCATCTTTACTTCATCGTCTTGGTAGCCCTCTTTAACGGCATCGTCAATAACTTTTTTAACTTCAGGGTCGCTGTTGTAAACATCCCACAAAGAACCAAATTCTTCTTGAACATTTTTTTTCCACGCTTCTGAAGTTGTATCATCAACTTTTTTGGTAAGTGTTGCTGTGCGCACATATTTTCCACCTTTGAATGTGAACTTGACATTCTTAGAGTTTGTATATGTGTCGCCTTCAATTGCTTTTGCTGGTTTTGTATTGCCATAATCTCTTGGCTTGCGACCAGCATCGGTATTGGTATTGGTGTTGGTATTGGTGTTGTCGCCAGTAGAATCTGTCTTGCCAGCATTTGTTTTAAGGGCTGACAAGGTGTTGGAGTAGTCCTGCTCGGTATACAAACCATAGCCAGGGACGCTCCACCTATTTGTTCTAGGGTCCAACTTGGCTTTGGCAAAAGCAGCCAACTGTTTCTTAGCCGCACCTGGTGCTTCTAGATTGGCACGAGGCGATACATTAAATGGGTCATCAGCAAAGATGTCTTTTGTTTCTACTTCTGCACGGGCTTTTTTATCGGCAGCAGTACGACTTAAGCCAAGGACAACCATGTACGCATCGGAACGATTCATTATCCAGTCAGCCTGTTGTTTTGTAACTTGGCTTTGGGTAGGGGCAGGGGGTCTAGTTGTTGTAGTAGTCGTTGCAGGTGCGGGTGGTCCAAGCGGGGCAAGAGGACCAGAATTGTTTTTTTTCTTAGCAGCCATTACATGTTCTCCATAAGTTTTGCTACATTGCTGATAGCAGATAAGTATTTGTACCCGTCAGATTCGGCACCGTACTTTTTTTCAATGCGGTTCTTGAAAAATACTTCAGTGCTAGGAGCAGACATACCACCAGAGGCTTCAGCCTTTTGACTTGCTTGATAAGCCATTGAAAACTTGGATGATTCTTCAGCAGACAACTTGCGTCCGATAGTTGACAGTGCAGTACGGTTTGCTACTTCAACAAGGTCTTCAGTAGATGATGGTCTAAAGCCTGCACCTCTGCCTGCTGTCCCTGATGTGAACGGTGATTTTTGTCCTGAAATCAGAATTTGGTCTAATTGAACACCCTTAAGGTTTGCGGCATACATAAGTTTGTAAACTGCTTTTTCATCTTCATCAGATAAACCAGCACCAGGGCTTTCTTTAGGGTCATACCATCCCCGCTCGTAAAGAGTATTGAGAAAAGTTTTTCTTTTTATTTCGTCTGTTCCAAAACCAGCAAGGAGTTGACGAGGGCGTGTACTTAAGTTGTAATAAGGAAGCCGTTGTCCACCAGCGTTAGCAAGACCGACTCCTTGTTGACCTTCCGCAACATAGGTTTCGTCTACCCCAGTGTTGATGTTTGTTGCAGAACCTCCGCCTGCTGGGAGTGGGTTGCCTGCTGCTTGCCAGTTTGCAGGGAGCAGAGAAGGGTTGGCAGGAACAGTTGTTCCAGTTGTGGGTGTTTGTTTTTTTGCTGCCATTATTCCAATTCCTGTGAAAGTAGTCTGTCATATACCTTACCGAAGTCAGGGGTCTGCTCGGTGAGTGTGCTGGCATAAGAATATAGATACTCATGAAGGTCGCCAAGTTCGGAAGATGCCAGTGAAGGGAAGCCCCGCCTGATTGCTTCTGCCAGTGCTTGACCACGAATCTCCTCGTAGTATTTAACAGCCGTTGCGACATCGTTGTTTTGTAGACCTTCAGTTTTTGCAGCCTCAAACAACTTGCCAATGTCACGAGAAGTTTTATTTGGGTCAAGATTCATCTTGCCAAACCCAGGGTACTTAGCGATGATTGCCAGTTTGTAGTTAGCAAGATATGCCCGTTGGTCTTTGTTCATCTTAGGACCGAACTCTGATTTCATGTCATTATAGAAAGCCATACCAATTGCTTTCTGAGAGGCATCAATCATTTCATCTGGCGTAAGTCTCTTACGGAAACCCGTTGCTAACTGTCGGGTATAAACCTCAAAGTCAAAGTCTGTTCCTGATGGACCGAAGAACCCAGCAATCTCTTTGTATTTACGAATCAAATCTGGGTTGCTTCTTTCAAAATTACCAAATTCTTTTGACGCTCCAAGACCACCCATCTCGGTGGTTGTTTTGTTTGACAAATAAATAAACGCATTTTCACCAAAGATTTCAATGAAGCGCAAAGCGGCTGTGTCGGGGTTATTTTCCCGTAGTGCCTGAAGTGCTGTTGCCAACCCAACTGTGTGGGTGTCTCCTTCTTTTGTTACAACACTGAAATCAAAATCTCCTGCTGCTGGACCAGTGAACTGTATTACGCCACGGAGAATAGCGAACGCTCGTGCTTTATCTTTTGCTTCATCTTCCATGCGGGCTTTATCGTCCACATTAGATAGGTCATACTTGCCTGTTGCAGCCAATGCCTGTACTGTTTCAGCGTAGGTATTAGCAAAGAAACGACCATTGCCAGTGATACCCTCATATATTTTGGTTGCCCATGTTGGCGTGAAGGTGCTACCAAAGTTTGTTCTTTCGCCATAAGGCAAAAGCATTTTACGAACAAAGTCTTTCTCTGGGACATTTTGCAAAATTACACTGGTAGCCATTGTCATGAATGGTCCAAGCCCTGGTCGGAAGTCAAGACCAGGTGCCAAACCTTTAACACCAAAAGTAAAGTCTGCGTTTACTCCTGTAACCATCTTTGTTAGGTAACCCGTAAGCGGGATGGACATTGTGTATTGTCCTGTGCTTGGGTCCTTGTAAAAGATTCCACGACCATCGCCGTCTGGGTCTGCTTCACGCCCGTTCTCAACAGTGAACTGCAGTTTGCGGAAGTTGTCTGGGTTAGGAAGATAACCAAGTGAGCCACCTGCGACTGGGACTGTGAAGAACCGAGACATACGACCAAAGAACTCAGCCTGTTGCTGGGCGAATGGCATGATAAGGCGCATAACATCTGTACCGTTTCGTCGGTCAACAGCGTTGTAGAAAGTTTTTTTGTAATCGTCAACTGCTGATGCAGATGCCCAACTTGAAACCTCGTCAGCGTTTAATGTGCCGTATAGTTTGTCTGGGTTTGCTTTAAGGTCTTGAAGTTTGTTCCATACTTGAGGTGTCAAATAATTTTCTGGTTTAGAACCATCTGAAGCAGCACGAGTTGTTAGGTCATCAATGATTTTGTTTAGAGATGCCTCATCAAGGGACTGAGCAAGTTTTTCTATCCGTTCGTAATAGAAACTTCTAAAGGCTGGCGAGCGTTCAAGAATTGAAATTGGTGTTGTGTAGAGAGTTGTGTGGAACTTGTCAACCATCATGTCCATTGACTTAATAATTTGGTCCTGTGTTGAAGTCTTGGGAACACGGACTTCACCGACAACATATCGTGGCATGCGTTTATCCATGTAAATGTTTTTGTCTCTTAAGACTGACTCAAGTTTGGATGTGATGTTTCCCTCAACGAAAGCAAAAGGTTCAACAAAGTATTCTGTACCGTTAGCGGTTTTTGTTTCACTAACAATTTTTGCTAGGTATGTTTCTTTTTTCTTTTTACCGAAGACGATTATGTCTTTAGTTACTTCAACACGACCACCCATTTTAAGGTCGCCAACAATCTTGTCACCAACTTTAACTCTTTGGGCACGCTTGGTAAGACGACCCTGCGCAACAATGTCCAGTAGTTCAGGATGGTTGCCTGTTATTTTTTCAAGACGGGCACTGTTTGCTTCTATCAAACGCTTTAGGTTTCCTGGTACATTCATATCAATTTTTTCAAAACTGTATGTTTGTGTGGCGTTGTCCCAAATTTCCTTGCCTCTTTTAAATTCTTGTTCAACTTCCTTGAACCACTTAAGTCCTTCTGGGTCAGGGATTGCTTTAGGGTCGGCAGGTTTAATTAGGTCATAAAGTTCGTCAACAGTTTTTCCTTCTGCCATTCTTCGGGTATCCCAGTCGGCGTTAAGTTTTCCAATCTCATCACCATGTGCTCTGGCAACAGTGTTATCTACTTGGTCAAGACGGCGTTCGTATTGAGTGAACTGTCCAGTCCTTGCTGCTCTTTGACGGGCGATGAGTGGGTCTTTGTAGTATGCAGAAACTTGTGAACCTAGAACTGATTTGTAATCCGACAATGATTCATCAATATTATCTACGGAACCAGGTATTTTCCAACTTTTACCTGTCAAGGTTTCTTGTCCTACTTCGTGGTTGACATAACTCATCCAGTGAAACGGGTGGTAGAAAAGACTTGTTCCTGTTTTACCTGACAAGGCAAGGGAAATTTGAGAGTCAACAGTGTTTCGTACAAAGTTACCTATTGTTGTTGTGATGTATTTACGCCACACTTGTTCTTGAACAAAATCCAACGCAGCAAAAGGCATGCGCAATGCACCAGCCTTGTCAAGGTTTATAAGGTTAGGGTCTGATTTATTTTTAACCCACAACCAGTTGAAGTTGTTTGTTAAACGACGAACTTGTTTAGGGTCTGGAATAAAAAATTCGTTCTTACTAAATTCAGAAGTTAAAGTACCACCAACATATATTCTTGCATCAGCATCAGGTGGTAGACCATGAAGAGTGCGGTACAAACCATCGTCAGTTCTGTTGCCAAAAATGTCAACACTGTTGGCTTTAGCACCTTCTACATAATCACCATGTACTTTGTAAAGTTGGTCAACAAGGTCTGGGTGTGTACCAAAAAACTTCATTGAATCTTTTGCTTCAAACATGAGGTCATCGTAAAAGTCTGCGATTTTGCCTGTGTCTTTAGAAAGTAAAAGTTCGCCTGCACGGTTAATGTAACTAGCCTGTTTTTCTGGGTCAGCCTTAAATAGTTTTAATACTCTTTCAACAGTGTCAAGTTGGGTAATTTGGTCACGAGGGGTTTCAGCCTGGAACAAGTTGATGTTGTGCATTGGCATCTTTGAAAATGCTCGTGAGACTCCTTCACCAAAAGGTGCAAGTTCAATAAGTTTATTACGCTGGGCAAGCGACCTGTATGTTCTGCGACCACCACCAACTCCTGCAATGTTAGAAACTTGTGTACCTAAAACATCAAGAACACCAGCCATTACTTCTTCTTCTGTTTTGGCAGCAGCAAGTCTCATGGTTGTTGCAGGGTCTAACTTGCCACCCCATAGTTTGCGTGTCTCGGCAAAGTCATTTGTTTCTGCGGTGCGTTGAATAATACGCCGACCAAAATCTGTTCTAAAGAATCTATTGCTTTGTGCAATGTCAATATCATTACCGACGATACCCACATTGGCACGCATGGCTGCTCGTTCTGTTGCGTTCGCAGCAGTAGTCATGACCTCTTTGCTGCCCTTGCCTACGATACGGGAGGCTGCACCAACTTTAGAAAGAACCTCGGCACCAGTTTCGGTTTGACTTACTGCAGATAAACCTTTACCAACAAGCCCAAATCCTTTAGATATGTCAGCACCTTCTTCTACCGCACGGGCTGCTTTACCAATTGCGCCTGCTATGGGGATAGATGGGATTGCAATTGCAGCGGCTGCATCAACAGCACCAGATAGTAAACGGTATGCGTTTGTGTTTGGTTCAAGAAAAGTTGACGCTAGACCACGACCAAGGGTGAATGCTTCACCGTTGATTGTTCCACGGTATCTGCGCACACGGTCTGATTGAAGTTGTTTTGCTTTACCACCGATAAAGAAACCATCGCCAGCCTCCTCATCATTAGCGATGAGAGAGCCTAGGTCTGTTGAAATAAACCAACCGCCAATATCTCCACCATCATCAGCGTCAGCAATCTGTGCTGCAGCACCGACAACGGTTTGAGGTATAAACTCTAAACCAGCCATCCCATAACGGGAAGCAGTTTTAATTTTGTCCGTAACATTGCGGTCAATCCAAGATTTTTTCTTTGGTGCTTTAGGTTCTAAATTTAACGGGGCTGCTGTGCGGGCAATTTCTTTGACTTGTTCATCAGTAAGATTTGCTTTTGCGGCTGCAAGTTTTACACCTGGAGATAAAGATGGAAACTGGCTGTGCAGTTGCCCAACACGCAATGCTTGTTCTGGTGTCCCCGTAATACCCATTTGGCGGCGGCGTTCATCTTCTGCAGCGATTGTCCTCCATATGGCATCTTCGTTTTCAACAGATTGCATTACAGTCCATTGTACTTGATTGCAGATAACAAACTTGCAAGGTCATCATTTGGATACATGCGGTACAAGGTTTCAAGTTCTTCAATAACAGGGTTTGACATAGGAAGAATTGATGGTCTGTTGTTCATGATAGGAGCCATCATGTCTTCAGGGCGTTGGGTTGGTGCCATCATGTCAACAACTTGTCCAGCGACAGGACGGTTAACTGGTTGCATTGGTTGAGGTGCAGACATCGGTGATGCACCCATAGGTACTGCTTGTTGTGCAGCCATTTGTTTTCCTGCTTCACCGTATGTTTGACCTGTTGCAGCCTTGGCAGCAATTTTTCCTGCGGGGTTCCGAAGGTCGGAACGGTTTGGATACTCAGCCATTATGCTCCTCCGAGTTGACTAGCAAGACTTAAGACACCACCTGGTGACCCTGGCTGTGCTTCTGCTCCTGCTGGTGGTCCACCAAGACCACCTAAAAGTGATTCTAATGATGCTGGTCCACCGCCACCAATAGGTTGTTCAGCACCCATACCTGGCATAGCAAGTCCTGGCATTGTTTCAGGTGAACCCGCTGGTGCTTGTTCAGCCTGTCGTGCCTGTGCACGCTTCTGTGCAGCCATAATTGCTTGCGAAAGATTCATCTTGTTTGACTGTACTTGCGATGCGATGTATGCAAGGTCATCTGGTTGGTATGGACCGTTCGGGTCTGCGGCTTGTGCCTGAATAGAAGACAACAATGCTGCTTCAATACCTTCAGCAACGAGACGGTCCTTCTCTAGTTCTGGGTCTGAGATGAGAGGGTCTGCTTCACGGGCTGATTCTTTAGACATAAGCCCTGTACCAAGACGCTGACCAAGACCCACAATAAGACTGTTCACATCTGAACCAGCGGCAGAGTATGCAACATAGTGAAAGTCTGTTTCCCATAGTTTGTTTGGTGTGTAATCTTTAATGCCACCGCCCATACCTGGCATGAAGAATGATTTAGAACTAGCACCCCAATAGGCTTTTTCAATAGCAATAGCAATTTTGTCTTCTTCAATCATGGATGATGCAAAGATTTCTTGTGCTTCTTGTACTCGGAAGTCTACGGTTGCTGCCAATACGCTGTCACCACGGCGACCTGTACGGATGTTGGTGCCTGATTCTCCACCGAACTCTGCAGGGATTGCACCTTCAAGACGCTCTTGACGCTCTAAACGGTCTAGTGCTGTGTCTGTTTTATACCCAGGATTGGACTGTTGTATCTGGATATCTCCACCTTTAACAACGCCCAACTGCCCTGTTTTACCGTCAGCGATTTGAATAATCTCTGGGTTTTCTCCTGGACGAGCAATGAGGTATTCATCTGGGAAGATGCCACGCTCAATAGCGATTTCAGTGAGGGCTTGTAGACGGGCACGGGTGTAGTACATACCAAGTAGACCATCAAACTGCCCGTGTGGTTTGTCAAGGGTGATGCGTTGAGGAACAATAACGAGTGGCATCCCTGTGCGGTTGCTCACACGGGATAGTTCTACTGATGGTGAACCAAAGTAGGCACTGCCACTGATAGGGTCACGCTCTTTTTCGTAGCCCATAACAAGGGTAACTACTTCGGTTTCGCATACATATTCCAACACAGTGAACATGTCATCTGGTTGTGGTTGCCCTACACGCAGTGTGCCGTTAATCATTGGACCAAAGTTTTGGGTTAGCCATGCGTATGTACGGCTGTAAGAGAAAATAACATTGTCTGGAACAGGGTTGTCAATGTCTGAAACTGGTGCAGGGAATGTATCTAGTGGGTTGCGTAACTGCCACTCTGGGATTCGCTTATCAAAGTTAGGTTTGATGTAGATAGGTGAGTTGCTATATGCAAGTAAGTGGCGGGCACGGCGACGCATCTTCATGTTCATGCGGTTCTGGTCCCAGATGGAAAGCATTGCACGCTTACGGTCACGAGCCATCTGCATTGAACGGTCTGAACCTTCACGCAATGCAGGGAAATAAGGCACTGGCATGGTGCTTGATACACGCATTGACATCTGGTCAAGACCTTGTACCAGTAGGTTTGCAACAGAAGACTTAGTGTTGCGGTCTAATTCGTTTAGTGGAACAACCACATCGCCGTTAGCAAGTTGGCGTACTTGGCGCATTTGTGAAAGGATAGGACCTTGGGCAGTAACACGCTGGCGGTAGAGGTCAACTATTTCTTCAACTGATTTCATG